GAGGAGATCCCACGTGACCGCCCGCATATAGGCGGGGGTGTTCTGGAGCTCGTCCCATGTCCAGCCGAACTCGTGCATGAGCTCGAAGTCGACGAGCTCGTCAGGTGCGGGGCCGGACGCCCACGTGCCCTCGAAGATGCTCTCGGCGGGCCAGAGCACCTCATTGAGGTACGGGTCGTCCAGCCCTAGGCCCCCGCGCCGGGCGCCTTGGCCTCCGTGATCTTGTCGACGATCGCTTCGAGGATGACGCGTGGCAGCCTCGCGACGTTATCCGCTGTCGGGTCACCGAGCAGCGGCTGATCTGCGTCGACGGACGTGGCGTCGTACACGCGCCAGCCGAGGACCAGTCCAGCGATGATGCGGTACATCGCGGTCATCGGGTCGGCGGCGCCGCTCGGTGCGGCGGGCTCGTCTTCGGCAGTCAGCAATGCGAGCGGCACTGTCTTGGGGTTGCGCAGGGTCACATGGAGGGTCTCGTCGCCCTCCTCGGTGAGTTCAGGGAAGGGCAGCGTGACGATTCGGTCGGCGTAGCCGGGCATGGGGTTCTCCTTGGGCGTTTCGGGCGTGGGTGGGGTTGGTCCTGGCCGTGCGCCGACGCCCGACGGGCACGGCCAGGGGTGTTGGGGGAGGATCAGTACGCGGCGGTCTGAAAGTTGTTCAGGACCGCTGCGGTGGCGCCGCCGTCGGTGGCGTTGTAGATCCCGGAGATCCCGTACGTCGCCTGCGTGTAGTTGGAGCTCAGGTCCCGCTTGCCGGTGGACCAGCCGCTCTTGGTCATCGTCAGGGCGAGGGACTGGCCGCCGAACGCGAGGGGCTGCGAGACGGTTGCGGACAGCGGCAGCTGCGAGTAGTTGATGAACGTGTTGATGTCCGTCTGGGACTCGTGGATCGCCTTGAACGTGCCGTCTGCTTCGAGGACGTTGACGAAGATCTCGCGGGGTCCCTGCAGTCCGTCGGAGGAGTTGATGGCCTCACCGGCGCGCTTGATCGTCAGGTCCAGCGTCAGGCCACGGGTGGTGGCGACCGAGTTCTGGGTCTGCGTCCACGTCCAGCCGAGCATCGGGCTGTAGGTGCTGAATGTCTCGCTCGCGGAGGACTGGGCGGCGCCGGGGAACGACAGGGCCTTGGGGTTGAACGTGACCGTGGCCTTCGGGTCGATCTTGATGCCGAGGTCAGTGAAGCGGCAGCCCGCGTAGCCGAGCGTCGTCGTGGTGTCGTACACCGTCAGCGAGTAGGACGGCAGCACCTGCGTGGCGTCCTGCTTGAAGGTGTGCTTCGTCTGGCTGACGATGGTTATGGCGCTGGTGTGACCTTTCGTCAGGCCGGCCGCAGGCGTGACGATCGGGATCGTGTACGGGCCCGACCCTGTCGGGACGCCGGTCGTCGCGTACTCCAGGTTCGCGCCAGTGTCGATCTGGATCGTCGAACCGGTCGGGATCGTCGCTGCCGTGGTGATGCTCGTCGCGCCGGCCACGGTCGTCGCCGACAGGGTCGTGGACACCCCGGCGACCACCGTGTCAGGACCGATCATCCCGCGCAGGAAATGCCCGATCAGGTCCGGGTACGCCATGAACGACATGTCCCACTCGGCGTGCTCGTCACCGCCGTACAGGCCCTGCAGCAGGGTGTCGCTACCGCGCCAGGACTCGTCCCGCAGCGGGTTGATCTTGTCCTCGAAGCTGGCCGTCATGAACGGAATGCCGACGGTCGGGACCACGTAGGTGCCCGCGACGGTCTCCTTGCCCAGCCCGAGAGTCGCGTACTTGGAAAGCTGCGTCATGGCCTACTCCTTGGTGTCGGCCGACGCGGCGGCCCGCTTGGTGGTGGTCTTCGCCGCAGGCTCGGGCGGCGCCTCAGCGGTGGTGGGGGAGCTGTCCGGCTTTTCGGCGACGGGCTCGAACCCGGCGATGTACTGGTGCCAGTCGACGGACTCGCCGGGCTGGACGGTGGCGGGAATGTCCGGCACGTCCAGCGCGTACGGATGGGGGTTGCGCTGCAGCACGCTGGCCTCCGGGCATGCGAAAGGCCCCAACCGGACGGTCAGGGCCAGGGGTTGGATGCCGCGATCAGGCCGTGTAGTCCTGGTCGTCAGCGGTGTAGGTGACGGCAGCCGTCAGGTAGCCCGTCGGGATGGCGGTCGCCGGGTCGGCGTACTCCACGTCGATTGAGGTGCCGTTCGGCGTCTCGGCGACGGACAGGAACCGGCCGCCGTGCGTGTGATCGGTGACGGTATCTTCGATCCGCTGGACGAGCAGCCCGATCGCTGTGTCGAACGCCTGCTGCTCCGCCTCCGCCAAGCCAGCACCGGTCGACGTCGCGCCGATCGGCCAGACACACGACAGATGGAAGCCGTAGCTGGCCATGCGACGTTGCTGGGCGAACCGGGCGGTGCTCAGCTTCCGTCGCAGCACGTAGATCTGCGTCTGCTGAGCGGCAGGAGTGCGCGGCATGTACGCCTGGATGATGTCCCACGGCCCGGCCTGAGCCGACAGCAGAGCGGGCAGGCCGTCCCCGAACGTGGTCAGCCACGCCGTCTCGCGGGCCACGGCATCGGCGGTACTCATCGGCGCCTCCTCCTCCAGCGGCTCGGACGGCGACGCACCAACGTCCGCTTGTGGCGGTGCCGGTGCACCGACCGGGTGTTCCGGCGGGCGTGGTAGCGGACCTGCAGAGTCTTGAATGCGTTTGACCTGCCGTGCCGTTGCCGCTTCAGCCGCCGTCGTCGGCGGTGACCGTGAACTACGGACCGTCGGGTCTTTGCCCGTGTAGTCGGCGCTCGGTGCCGGTGACGACGGGCTTTCAGATGAGCGCGGAGGCGGGCGCGGGTGGACGCCTTCATGAGCTTCCGCTTACGGCCCCGCAGCTTCGCTCGGATCTTTGCCCGCGTCGCCGCGGACATCGGATGCCCCTTGTGGTGGCGGCCCTTGAGCTTCGCCCGGATCCGCGCGCGGGCGGCAGCGGACATTGGGTGACCCTTGTGGTGGCGTCCCCTCAGCTTCGCGGAGAGCTTGGCCCTCGCTGCTGCGGACATCGGATGCCCACGGTGATGCCTGCCCCTCAGGCGGGCGGAGATTTTCGAACGTGCCGTCGCCGACATCGGATGCCCGCGATGCGGATGCCGCCGGCCCCGCAGCCGCGCCGAGATCCGCGACTTCGCGGTCGCCGACATCGGGTGGCCCCGGTGCGGGTGATGGCGCCCCTTTGCACGAGCCGACAGCTTCGCCCGCGTCGCCGCCGTGACAGGGCGCCGCGGGTGATGAAAACCCCAGGACATCGCTACCTGCGCAGGTAGGAGTCGAGGATCATCTCGGCCTTCGCGCGCAGCACATCCGGGTCATGGCCGTGCGCGTTAGGGTCCAGCTCCGTAGCGGCGATGCTCGCCGCCATCAGTTTGCAGGCCCGCACCAGATCGGCCGGGACTGTGCTGTAACCGCCCGAGTAGGTGACGAGGATCGTCGTCCCAGCGGGTATGAACGTACCCAGCTGGAACCGCACATGCCCGGTGTCGGGCTCGTACTGGACCTGCGAGACATCCAGGGTCTGCGAGCCGGAGAACGACCGGCGCAGGGCGATGTTCGCGATGCTCCCGGTCCACATGTCCGCCAGGCGCGGCGGGAACTCCCTCACCCAGCAATGCCGGACGAGCATCGTCGATCCGAGTGACGTTGCCCGGGAGAACCCGAGCTGGGAAGTCGGGTCGAGGGGAACGTAGGCGTCGAGGGCGTCCTCTATGTCCATCGCTTCGGCGCGTTGCGTCTCCACCAGTGCAGTGAACGGGGCGAGCCTACGGTCGACCGCACCTTCGCATTCCCGGGTGGCCTCCAGCATCAGATCCGTCTGGGCCTGACCGGAGAACGAGCGGATGAGGTCAGCGAGCGCCCCTTCGCTCATCTGCGAGACGGTCGCGAGCGGGGTGACGGTGTCGGCCACGGCGCGCTACCCCCTATTCGGAGACGGGGGTCTTGCGGGTGCGGGGTGTGCGGGCCGGCGGTGCAGCGTCGGCTTCGACGTCCGAGTCAGCGGCGGGAACGTCAGGGGCGTGCACCTCGGAGAACCCGGCGTCGGGAATGGCGAGGAGCTCCAGAGCGAGATCGTCCGGGACCTCGACGACGTCACCCGGCTGGTGCCACGTGAGGTTGCCGGGCGCGGACCCGGCCATGCTTCGGGTGAGCCACATGAGCGGCGCCTCCAGTGGGTGAGTTGGGCACGCCGTAGGCCCCGGCCAAGTGGCAACCGGGGCCTACGGAAGGCGGATCAGATGTTGGCCACGACCCGGCTGAGCCGGCCGACGTACTTCGGGCCGCGAACCGCAGCACAGGTGTCCGTGACCACGGCGAACGGAAGAACGTCCGGGCTGGTGGTCGTCGGAGCCAGCGGGATCACCTGCATGTCGCGGGTGTACGGGCGGACGAAGAAGTTCTCGTCCCTCGGCACGAGGAACACCTCCTCCGCGCCTGCACCGCGGGGCTTCGCGCCCGCGTTGGTGCCCTGGTACGCCGCCGGCCCGGTGTTCCCCGAGGAGTTGGTCAGCAGGTTCGTGCCGGTGTCGATGATGCTGGTGACCGCCACGCCGGTGGTGTCGAACGCGTCGACGACACCCACGAGGGTCTCGTTGCCGGTGGACGTCGACCGGTACACCTTGTAGAGGATCGGCGGGGCGTTGTCCGGGGTGTTCGTCGGGGTGGAGAACGACAGGGTGACGGTCGACGCGGACCCGGTGGTGGTCTGCGACACCTCGGCCGCGACCTGCGTCTCGCCGTACCGGGCGATGACCGCCGACACGTTGTAGTAGTAGGTGGCTGCGGCGAGCGTTCCGCCGGACGTTGCGGTCGCGGTGGTGACCGCGCCCATCTGGATGCTGCGCGGCGACAGGAACGAGGACTTGACGAGCGGGACGCCGCGGTAGGTCGGGACGATGAGGCCGGCGGCGACCTCGATCTCGCCCATGAAGCGCTGCTGGTTCGTCAGGGTCTGGGAGACGTTGGACACCATGCGCGGCGACATCATGTACATGTACTCGGAGCCGACGGGCATGGCGGCGTTCGACTCGACGAGGTCCATCAGTTCGTCGAGGTGCTTGAGCTGGAAGTTGCCGTTGATGTCGAGGGCGTTGGTGTACGCGTTGGAGCCGCTGCCGGGGCTGTAGTTGGACACCAGGTAGTCCATGCCGGAGCAGATCGGGTAGAGACCGTTGGCGGTCGCGCCGTCGTGGCCCCAGATGAAGGAGTTCTCGACGGACCACAGCATGGACTGCACGGTGCCGTCGATTTCGAGCTGCCTCAGGTCACCGACGAGGTCGCGGGTGACGGTCTGCGCGAAGCCGGTCACCGCGCCGACGGCCTGGTACAGGCGGATGTTGAACGACGCCTGCTCGTAGGAGCTGTTGCCGATCGGCCGGGCGCCACCGTCGACCACGCCACCGGAATCCGGGCGGGACACGCGACGGTTGAAGTAGTACTGGGTGGAGCCCCACTGCTTGGCGGGGATGGACGCCAGCAGCGGCGAGTAGCGGCGCTGGTACTCCAGCAGAAGCGGACTGATCTGCTTCTGCGTCAGCGGAGTGACGGCGCTGGCTGCGGTCAGCGCTTCCTGGAGCTCACTGGGCACGATGGCCTCATCTCATGCGAAAGCCCCGCTCGGCTTGGCCGGCGGGGCTGGAAGTTGGTGGGTGTTGGGCGCCGCTCGTGGGGCGCCAGGGGGTGAGGCCGGGTCAGGCGGGCAGGACGCCGTGGTCGCCGAGGAGGAGCTGCGTGCGGTCGGCCCACAGTTCCTCGCGGGTGGGGGCCTTGTCCGCCGCCGGGGTGTCGGTCTCGGTGGTGCGGTAGCCCTTGCGCTGGGGGAGGCCGTACTCGGCGAGGATCGCGGGGATGTTCGCCTTCATGGCCTCGGCCAGGTCCGCCTTCGTGAAGCTCTCGGCGGTGACGGGCGGGGCGGTCTCGGCGGTCTCCGGTGCGGCGGTCTCGGCCGGGGGCTCGGCCGGGGGCTCGGCCGGCGCGACGCTCTCGCGGGCGGGGGCGACGCGGTCGAGGAGCGCGGCGAACTGCTCCTGCGTGAGGGCGATCATCGGGCTGGTGGGGGTGCTGGCCGTCTCGACGGCCGGGGTGGGCTCGCTCACGGCGGGCACCTCCTGGTGTGTGGTGGCGTCCCCGGCCGATGCGGCAGGGGTGGTCTGGGGGAGGGCTTCGGTGACGACGGTGGCCTCGGCGGGGGCGTGGTCCGCGCTCTCCATCTGGTCGTCGTTGATGCTCGCGGTGACAGCGTCGGTGTCTTCCGCGCCCGGGACGTCGATGTCGGCGTCCAGGTCCGGGTCCATCGCCTGCAGGGCATCGACAGCCGCAGCCATCGCAGCCTGGGTGATCGCCCGGAGGTCTTGCGGGTCGAGGCCGCAGGCGCGCATCGTCAGCGACAGCGGACCGTTGTAGGCGTCGATGCAGAACCCGGCGCCGCCGCTGGGGCCGTCCGGGTAGTACTCGCGGACGTCGAGCAGCCGCGTCGCGTTCTCCTTCATGGAGCCGTCCTTGTTCCAATTGGCGGGGATGAGCGCGGACAGGCCCAACGCCTTGGCCCGCTGGATGAGGTGCTTGCGGATGGCGTCGTGGTCGGCGTTGCCGCGCCCGACCGCCTTGATGGCCTTGCGGAGGTCGGCCTTATTGCGGATCGGGTAGGAGCCGTCGGGCATGGCCTTGCCCTGGGAAGCGAGCTGGCGGCGCTGCTTGGCGGTGAACGCCTCGGAAAGGCCGGCGGCCGCGTCCTCATCGATGGCCTCGACGGTGGCTTGAGTGGACTCGCTAATCGCGGTCCGGCCGTGGGCGGACTCCGCAGCCGGGTCCTCGGCAGGCAGGTACG